TGCCGAGAGGGCGATGCTGGTGGAGGCGGCGTTGTCGGTGCCGATGGTTACTGGCGCGTAGACTTCCGAGGTGGTTCCAGCGACATTCTTCAGCGCGTATTGGCGCAGGTAGTGGGCTACTGCGGTTCCGTCCGATTTAATTCCTGTGATGTTGATGGTAAGCCCGAGGACTTTGCCGCTGGGGATCGTGAGGCGGACGCTGGAGCCGTTCAAGAATAGCTCGACTGCGGAGTTTGTCGTGGTTTTGTTGCGGAGGACGAAGCGGGCGCGTTGTGCATCGCCTGTGGCTGCGAACTCGCCAGCAGAATGAGCCTGCATTGCATACCGGTCCGCTAATGCTTGGAAACTTGATAAAATCGACGCATACGAGTTTGTGGCTTCGTTTTGATTTCCGCCAACAACGCAAGAATTACTTCCGCTTGCAAGGTTGCCGCCCCCTCCCCAGAAGCCTCCGCCGCAGACCACTGACATATTCCCTGTTGCTCTATTCCAAGCTCCACCTAATACGCTGGATAATATTGCACTAACCGTATTATTTTTCCCTCCGCAAATAACCGAGTAATTTCTAGAAACAACTTGAGTTGCCGCAGTTCTTGATGTCTGCAAATCCACCGCCCGCGTTCCCCTCGCATTTCCTCCAACCGCAGTCCCATCCGGTTTGGGGCCAAGGATGAACGCCCCCGTGCCTTTCGGCGTGAGGACGAGTGCGGAGTCTGCTTGGCTATCATTGTTGACGATAGCCACATTGTTCTGCGTAGCGGTAGTCTCATCATCAATGATGATGGAGGAGTTCTGCACCACTCCGGTTCCCACATCTGCGCGGAGGACGGCGTTGTCTACTGCTCCCACCGATCCAGCCACTCCGGTTCCGGTGAGCGTGCCAGCGGATAGGGTGAGGGCACCTGCGACGGAAATCTCTTCCATCACACCCGTGCCTGCTGTCGTGCGACCAATCAGTCGGTCGGCGTTCATGCTGGTGGAGATGTCGGGATTTGCCCCACCAGAGCTTGTGATGGGCGCGGTGGCGGTGACGGTGCCTACTCCGCTATTGGAGAGGACGCCTGCGGAAAGCGAGAGTCCTGTGCCCACCGTAATCTCTTCTGCCGCGCCTACGCCTGCCGTGGTTCGGCCAAGCATGGTGGCAGTATTCATCGTCAGTCCCGTGGTGGCGGTATACAAGCCCGGATCAATCTTACTATTGAAGCTCGTCCAGTCTGCCGAAGATAGCTTTCCGGTATTTGTGCCGCTGGCTACGGGGAGATTGAAGGTATGGGTAGCCGCCGAACTGACGATGTTGAAGTTCGTGCCCGTGGTGCCGGTGGCGAAGAATTGCACTTGGTCGGTCAGACCATTGAGTGCCGCCAAGCCAGTCGAGAAGGTCGTGATGATTTGGCTCTGCGTATTCCCCTCGGTATTGAGGGTGAGCGTATTTGCTCCCAAGCTACTCCCGATCACGCGGACTGCCAGCCTGTCGGTCAGAGCCAGCGTGGTGGAGGCGGGGACCGCCACCGTCAAGAAGTGGATGTCCGGCGCGGTATTGGAGATCGTTGTGGCTTGGCTGGTGGTGCCAATCTGGGTGAATGCCGCGCCATCGTATTTGTAAAGCTCCACCGAGACTTGCGGGCTGCCTGCGCTGGTCTGGCAGTAGAGTTGGAAGGTAAAGTTACCCTGCGGGATTTGGAGTAGGGCTGGATCATTGACATCCGTAATGAAGAATGCCGTGTCTGCTCCCGTGGTCAGCGCAAAGTCTGTCTGCGCTGCGCCTGCGGGGATTTTGTTGATCTCATAGTATTGGTCGCCGAGGATCGTCCCTTGGCTCACCGAGCCATTGAGGTAGTAGCTCACCGAGCTTCCACCACCAGCGGCCACAGGGAAGTTGCTGATCGTGGCATCTCCACGGATGTATTGGTTCGCTGTGCCGTAGCCAATAGCCACAGGCCCATCCACATCTTGGATGTCTAGCGTGCGGGTGGTCGCCGCACTAATGGCACTAGCCTCAAACTGGAATTTCTTCGTCTTGTCTCCGTCATCGAAGATCGTGAACTTGGCATCGCTGAAGACGGGGGCACCGGGGGCATTGTCGAACTTGCCGGTGAATGGATTGAATTTGTATGGCATGGCTTAACTCAAGGTTACGGTGTCGAGCAATGCGTCATCATCAACTGGAGGTTGGGTAGGCGTGTAGGTGAGCGTAAGTGTGCCCACAGTTGTCCCGCCCGAGCCGCCATCTTTGAAGACCACAGTCTGGATATTATTGGTCCCAGCGTAGTAGTCAAGGTCGATGAAGTCGTATGGAGGAATCTGGAAGCCTTGCGCGGCTTGGATCGCTTGTTCAATGGCTACTCCTTGCTGGAGGAGTTCCCAATTCTGCACATCTTCCGTGCTTTCCTTGAAGCAGTTTTCACTTAACATATTTTTGGATTTGGTTTGCGGCGGGGGGTCGGACCCCATCGCGGGTTATCGTTACCGATATTACGGAGCAGCAATCGTAATGACCAACGTGGCAGAGCCGGTTCCAGCACTATTCGTGGCGGAGATGGTCACATTGTAGGTTCCAGCGGTTGTCGGAGTCCCGCTGATCAATCCGGTATTCGTGTCCACGCTCAACCCAGCAGGCAAGCTCGTAGCATTGAAGCTGGTCGGATTGTTCGTGGCGGTGATCTGGTAGGACAACGGAACGGTCTCGGTGCCAGCCAAGGTCAACTCGCTCGTAATAACGGGCGGGAAGAGCAGGGCGAGGACATCGTTGAGTTGGTCCCATTGCTGGGGTTCCGTAAGCTGAACGAAGCAGTTCTGGGTCAGATACTCTTCAGTCCCAACGATCTTATGGAGAACATCATAGAACTGGTAGAGTTGCGCCGATGAATTGGATGCGGCAAAGCACCCGAGGCTCACGGGCTGCGATTCAGGCACAAAACTATTCAGCGTGAGAAGCCACTGGTAGCTCCAGTTGGCTGGAGGTGTGTCGGTGAAACAAGCCATGGTTTTATTATGGGTTTACCCGCCCCTTGGGAGGGGGATCGCTCCCCCTCCTTGGGTTTGGGTGGGTGGGTTAGACCACAATGTCGCCAACACCTTCGCAGTTGTAGCAATCAACCGGATCGACAGGCGGCGTGTAGTCATTCAGCGGGCAGCAGGAACCGTAGAGGTTCTTGGTCTTGGGCAGGCGGTGCAGGAAGACGTGGATCAGAGTCGGGTCTTTGACCTGCGCGGCGAGGCGGAACTGGGCTTGGTAGTAACCCATCTTCCTCCAGCGGTTGCACTCCCAATCGGGGTTCTTCCACTCCCAATCGCCAGCGTAGTTCTGGGTCTGCATCTGCGCCTGACCGTAGCCAGTAGCGGAAGGCATCGTCCACTTGACCATCGCTTTGTTGACCATCGCAACCGAGATGGCGAAGTCGGCATTGGCGTAGTCCTTGTTCGGGACATACGAGCAACCGTTCTCCTGCACAACCTTGGTGTAGCGAGGCACGCGGACGAGGACTGCCCACGTATCGGGATCGGCGGGATTGAACTGACTCTGCGGCTGATCGGGAGCCGCGTTGAAACGGGCCGCGTTGATGTCGTAACCGAAGGCGTAGTCGCCAATGACGCGGTTGACACCCAGCTTGAGGCTGGAGAGGCGGGCGTCGAAGTCGGTGTTCGCATCCCAGTAGCCATTGTTGCGCTTGGCTTGGAAGTAAAGCGCACGACCAACACGGGGATCGGGGATCACGATGTCGAGAAGCTGCATGCCAGTCGTCTCGGCGATGTCCAGACGGAAGGCATCGTCTTCGTTCTGAAGCTCGATGAGCGCATCGTCCAGCATGTCGAGGGACAGGTAGGAGATCTTCACCAGATCGGCGGGAGCCACCTTCACCTTGACGGTGCAGAGGTCGTAGCCAGCGGTGCTATTTTCGGTGTGCTGCGGGATGAACCACGCCTGATCGTCGAGGAGACCACAGTAGGTTCCATCCTCGGTGGTGAGACCGACCCACTTGTGTCCAGCCTGACCAATGTAGTTGGCGCGGAGGAACTCTTCGTGGACGTTCTTGGTGATGCGGGCGTTGCTCTCCTCGAACTGGAGGATTTCCTCAGCAGGGAAGAGACGGTAGAGCAAGGACTCGACGCAAATCCAGTCGGTGTGCATCTCTTTGCGGAGAAGCTCGAAAGTGTAGCTTTCGGTGCCGGGGCGCTGGATAAGCTCGCTATTGGTCGCACAGGAGTCCGTGGCGCAATAGGTGTCGTTGATCTTGTTGAACGGGGTGCAGGGATCGTGGAACCCACGGCCAAAGCGGAAAGCCTTCTGCTCGGTGGTGTGGTTCAGCGGCCAAGGCTGCTCCTCGAAACGGGTGAAATACGTCGAGTTGGTGACGAGCTTCTTCACGTAGAGGTCGTTGAAATACTCACGGCCCTCACGGAAAAAACTATCCAACTCTTCGCACGAATTGAAGATGACGTTTGCCATATGATATATTCTGTTTGAGTTATTTGGTTTTGGTTCAGGTTCGCACTTGCTCCACGGATCGAAACCCCAAAGCGAGTGCTTGGTTTTTCGAGCCGGAGTCTACCCTCGGTGTCCTTGCGGACCTGTCCGGAATACCGTTTGTCTGCGAGATCGGTGACTCGCCAGCCAGAGTGGACTGATCCCCCTAATCGCTCACGCTTTCGGCTTACTCTGTATGCCCACCACTACAACACTATTATTGACCTGTCAAACAAAAAAAGAGGGGGAAAGATTTTTACACCTCTCCCCCTCCTTATTCTCGCCTTCCCCAGCGAGAATTTATGCGGTAGCAAGTTTGCGCCCCTGCGGGCTGAACCTAGCGAGTTTCTCCGCCAACCCCTCGGGCAGAGTCATCTTCCTCTGCGGTGCATCCGTGGTCGAGGCGGTGCTATTCACGCTTGAGCTTCCCTTGAGCTTGGTGATGTATTCATCCTTCTCCTTCAGCATCTCCTGCTGGGCCTTGACCAAGGCTTGGAGCTTCTTGTAGACCCGGCCTTGGTTGATGAGGCGGTTCATGTCATCCACCGTGGCGGGGTCATCGCTCTGCTGGGTAGCCGAGAGGGCGATGGCATCATCCTTAGATGTATCATACTTAATGCCTTTCTCCTTCATGTAGCTCTCGATTTCGTCGGAAATTTGCACCTCTTTTTCCGTCAATTCCTGCTGGGCCTTGTAGCTCTCCCTCCAAGTATTGATGAACTGGGTGCGGGCTTCCAATTCCTTCTGCTTCGCCGTGCGGGTGATCTCCTGCTTGGTCTGCTCAAAGTCATACAAGGCTTGGGCGTGACTCTCCGTAGCCTGCATGAAGTTGTCGATGTAGTTGAGGAACCTACTCTGCTTCACCAGCGGAAGGGAATTGACAATCTCCTCCAGAGCCTCATCCCTTTCCTTGATGGCAAGCTGGCGGTCCTCCTCGTTGGTATGCTGGAACTGGGCGGCATTCGCCGTGACCGCTTTGCTGAATAGGGCGTTGAGTTGCTGGTCGGTTCCAATCAACTTCTTAGCCTCACCATAGTTTTGGTTGATGGGCTTGAGATACTTGTCTTGGAAGTCCTTATTGCTGGTCAGATCATAGAAGTCCAGCTTGCTGCGGAGTTCTTGAATCTCCTTGGAAAGCTGGGATTCCAGTTCAGCCTTCTGCTCGTTGGCTTTGTTCAACTGCTCTTGGTAATGATTGGCCTCCTGCGTGGTCTGGCTGTTCTTCACCAATTCCTCAAGCTCGGCGATCTTGGAGGTATACTTGGGAACCTCGTCATTCTTGAACTTCTCCAACTCCTCCTTGAGTCGGCGGTTCTCCTCGATCTGCTTCTGCACGAAACCCTTTTTCTTTTTCTCCGGTTGGATCAGTTCCTTCGTCTCCTTCTGATCGGAGGACTCTTCGGTATTATCGTCAACGATAGTCTCCTCGGTCTGTTCCTCGCGGATGCGACCAAGCATGGGATCATTCACATTCTCCCCGCTGGGTAGCCCAGCCTCGGTTTGCTTGCGGGTGAATTTGGCAATCAGATCGGCGGGGGTTCCTTTGATCGGAACCTCCGCTTTCTTCTTCATGTCGCTGATGATTTCTTCGGTTTCGTTTGTATCACTCATTTTCGTCTAGGTCTGGGTCGATGGTTGTTTCCACGGTTTGTTTGGTTTTCCTTTTAGTGGTCTTTCTGAACTCACCCTGCGCGTCATTGCCCATGAAATCAATCGTGGTAATGGCATTGCGGAGTGTGTCGATTCCACTACTAGGTGCTACTCGCATCAACAGGTATGCCTGTAATGCATTCCATTGTTCGTGCGCGACAATAGCCGCACACAATGGTTTTATTGCTTCTTCATTCATTCAGTTGGTGTTGCCGGGGGGCGTTCGGGTGATTCCTCTTCCATCTCGGCTTGCTGCTCTGCCATTTTCTTCTGAATTTCCAACCTTCCCTTTGCCTTCTGGATACCCAATTGGGTGATGCCTTGGGTCTTGCGCTGCTCGGTCCTTTGGGCGTGGCTCGTAGCGGCCTTGCCGATGGCGATATCCGCGAGCTTCTGCTTGGTGTCGATCTCGATGCCGGACTTGGCGGCGAGGTATTGGAGCTTGAGGTCTTCCTCGGACATTCCAGCGCCTTGGTTCTGCGATTCGGCCTGCGCCATTTCTTGGTAGACAGAGTTGAGTTCGTCTCCCAGTTTCCCGGCCTCGCCCATGCCCTGCATGAATTGCTTGAGGAAATCCTTCTTGCCCTCGTCTTTGGCGATGAATTCCACATGCGCCATGATGTGCCCACCCTTGAATTGGATGGAGCGGACTGCCTTGGCAAGCTCGTCAATATCCGCCATGCCTGCTTGGACCGCCTGCATGTTGGTCTGAATCTGCAACATGAGATCGGCGAAGTGACCCTGCGCGTGTTCAACATGCGGATCGGTCGGTAGCACAGGGAAGTTGGCGGGGTTCACGAATACATCGGTCATACCAGCATTCTCGAAACCAATGATCCTATCCGTATCGTCGATCTTGACCATCTTGGTGTCCCGATACCTAGCTACGTTGTCCCTGCCAGCAAGTGCCGCGATTGCGTCCTTGACTGCATTCTCTTGCCCCTCGTTCGCTGGGGTAACAGATGTTAGCCCAACCAGCTTCTCGGCGACGATCAGCTTGTAGCTCGGGCTTCCTGCTCCGTTGATCAGATTGGAGCGGACGCTGGTAATGTTCTTCCACTTGGCGGCTTCCTTCGGCGTGCCGAGTTCCTCCAAGATTTCCCAGAACTTCTGGACATATTCCCACCCATCATCATCCCTAGTCGATGATACGAATCGGCGGTAAAGCTCGCGGAAGTATAGCGTCTCGCATTCGTTGAACCTTCTAATCTGTGTGCCGGAAAGTTTCGCGGATTCGGCGGCATCCAGTTCCGCTTCGCCCTTGGTCCTCTGCTTGCCTCCCGAGGTGGGTGCGTTGATCCGATATTGCCCCATCCCACGGTAGAGATCGCCCATGTAGAATTGCATGAATTGCATGCTCTCCTGCACGGGAAGCTGAATCCTGTTCTGCGCAAACTTCGCCCCATCGGGCATGATGCTCATCGGCAACCATTCCATCTGCTTGAGCATCTTGGTCGCATCGGGGGACTGGCCCTCCAAGAGAAGCATGGAGTTGAGTCGCACCGCATCCACGATGCTGTTCATCGTGAAGTCATACTGGCGGCAGGCGACAAAGGCAGACTCCGCTTGGCTCTTGATATCGTGGAAGAGTCCGCTACCAACCGAGTCGGTGAGCATGTAGAGAATCTGGTCCCAACTATCATACACCCCCACCTTGAGGCACAAGAATCCATGCTGCTCGCGGACCAATTCCTCGCTGATCTTCTCGCCGGGGCGAAGGTTGTTGTTGATATACTCCGTCATCGGGTAGTAATCCTGCAAGATCACTCCCTTGCTGATCTTACCATCAAACTCCCTCCAGTAGATTTCGTAGAGATCAATCTTCTGATTCACAGAGAGCGACCAGTTGAAGCTCGACTCGCTGATCATGCGGAAGAAATCTTCCCGCGTGCGGTTGTGTTCTGAAAATGCCCTGTGGAATCTGATCGCGTCAATTACGGCGTCGATGTTCCATCCCATGTCTTTCGCGGCCTGCCCCTTTTCAACGATTTTGTAAAGTTCGTAGGGGGTCGGTCGGCGGCGAACAACGAACTCCTCAAGATTGCTGAAATCAATTTTGATATCGTCGGGAAATAATATGTCAGAAAGGAATACATGCTTGGGCATCCATCCGACTGGACTCTCCCACATTCCGATTCCCTTCCCGTAGAGCAGCATTTCTTCAAGGTCTTGCTCTTTGTTATAGAGATAGCCGGGCCACTCGCGGATCGCTTGATCGAACGCTTGAGTGATGTTCTCCGAGTGGATGAGCCTTTCTTTTTCGTTTCCATACTTTGTCTTGATGCTGGCGCAGGCTTGCCTCTCGGTGATCACATCGTAGTAGCTTGCCTTCTGGTTGTTTACGATAAACTCTAAAGCTCCCCAATTAACATTCGCCGCGAATGGAAGAGTTTTTTGCGCCAGCCTGCTGTAGTCTGTGGGCGGGAAGCGTTTGTAGTTTTTGTATAGTCTGATCCTCTTGTTCTCGCGCCCCACATTGTTCCTCGCAAGGTTGTCTGCGATGCTCCAAGCATGGTTGCTGGATGAGATTCGTGTCTTTGGAGGATTGCCGTCTTCGTCAAGTGTCAGCAGGGAAAATGAGTCAGGGCCAATTGAGAGCATAGTGTTATATTATCGTTGACGATAGTTGAATTACAAGATTTTATTCATTCTTTCCCTGCGGCGACCGCAAGCCTTGCACCCCTTCGCCTTCCGTTCCAGCTTGGTGCCTGTTACAGAATCTATGACGCGTGCCATTGAGTGTATAACATTTGCAACCACATCGCCGGATTGGGGCCAGCATCGGTCTTCGGGTTGGCGGGCGCAGATTTGTTGCTCGACCTGATACTCCAGATCGACGGGGACTTCCACGGCATTCGCCCTCATATCCTTCTCGATATTTGAGATCAAGTTGTTCCAAGTCGATCCCCATACCGTGGCGGGGAAATCAAGCCCGTCTCTCTTGAGGGTATACTTGTAGAACCAGCCCCCGACCGGCCCTCTGTTGCGATCCTTGAGTTTCATGCTTGATGTAAACAAACTTTTATTGTTATGTTGGTCCGATGTCAAGTGTAAACGGTCGGGAAAAATACGGGATGTTCTTCCCAGCGGAGATCGACGATCTCGGAATTGAACTCTATTGCTACGCCCTCACTCGCGGGAGATATGGTAAGTGGCTGCAACGAGAGAAAAGTATCGACCTCGCGGATTACAAGCTACTCACTCCATTCGAGCATTTTATCAAAGCTGTCCAAATCCAATGGCCGCGAGATGTCTCCATCAAGAATCGTGGGTATACCAATACCCAATTGCTCCGGACCTTGGAAGAACTCTGCAATAACGACGATGTGGTTCTCGCCGGGGCTGCTTCGATGGGGAAGAGCTTTCCAGTTGCTCTGTGGGTTCTCCTCGATTGGTGCGCGGCTCCCTTCTGCACCTCCTCATGGGTGGCGACTACCACTATCGGGGCGAGTGAGGATCGTATCTGGGGTATCATCGCCAAGCTCTGGAAGCTCCAGCGGGTGCGCTTCGGACAGTTGATTGACTATCGCCACATGATTGTATGGGATGGCGCGGAGGGGGATGATGAGCGCGACTTCCAGAATGCTATCAAAGCCCTTGCTTTCGAGAAAGGGTCCGCCGGACAGAAGGCTATTGATACCACCCGTGGTCGTAAGAACCAAAGAGTAAGGATGGCGATGGATGAATTGCCCGAGATGGAGATGGGCGCGATTGCCGTGCGCTCCAACCTCGCCTCCAACAATGACAAGGTCTTTATCGGTATCGGCAACCCATCCGTAGGCGACAATCCCCATACCCGTTGGTGCTTGCCCAAAGGTGCTACCAACTTCGATGGGGTGAATATGGATATGGATAGGTGGGAGACCGAGACAGGAATCTGCCTCTTCTACAATGGGATGAAGTCGCCGAACTTCCAAGCTCCCGAGAATGAGCCTTCCCCATTCCCGTTCCTCATGGACCGCGAGAAGCAAGCTGATATGCTTCGCCTCGCCTACGGGGATGCGGACTCCGTGGACTATATGCGGAATGCCATCGGGTGGTGGCCGAAGTCCGGCTTCGCTCAAACTATTCTCACCGCCGATGTGATCAGAAATGCCAATACTAATGAAGAACCACTATGGGACTCTGAAGGTATGGTGAAGGTGGCGGGGTTTGATACTGCCTTTACCGCTGGGGGAGATCGCTGTGTTCTCTCTGTGGGTAAGCTAGGCTTCGTGCGCGGGACCAAGAGCAAGGTTCTTTACCTAGAGAAGCAACACATCATTCAGATTTCCGCCACCGCGAGTGCCGAGTTTGAAGTGCAGTTAGCTGAGAAAGTAGTCGAAATCTGTCGGAATTCGGGAATAGCACCACATCGCTTCGGTATGGATGTCTCTGGCGATGGTGGGCGGGTCGGGCAGGCTATTATCCGCGAGTGGCTCAAGTATGACCAGAGTGGACATAGTATCGTGCTCATCTCTTCCATGGGAAAACCAACCGACCGAATCGCCGCCGAGGTCGATAAACGGCCATGTAGTGAGGTCTATGATCGCCTTGTCTCCGAGTTCCACTACTCCCTATACCACGGATTCCGCAGCCGCGTGATCTTTGGTGTGGACTATGCCAGCGAGCTAGGGAGGGAGCTATGCCTACGTAGATACGACATCAAGAATAAGAAGATCAGTATCGAAACCAAGAATGATTACAAGGCTCGCGTGGGGTCATCGCCGGATTTGGCCGACTCCATGGCCTACCTCGTCGAGCTTGGGCGCAGGTTCGGCCTCGTCTTTATCGGTAACGATAAAGTAATGCCGACTAACCGATTCTGGGCTAGAGAAGAAAAGCCTGTCGAGATCGTTGAAGAATACTCTTCAGACGACTGGGGCGAGGATTAAGCCGCCTCCCATTGGCGCTCTACCCGATCCTCAAACCACACGACGACTGGCTTCCAATCGCCCTCCTCCGGCTTGGGGAGCTTGACCAGCGGAATGATCGTGGGTTCCGCCCAATCCTCCGGTGTCGGGTATGGGGCCAAGGTATCCATGCGCGGATTACCTTCGTCATCCAATACAATCGAGATGAGTTCCTTACTGCCGTCTGCGAATACTACTCCGTAGGTCTTCATAATTATGATCCGTAAGCTACCTCCACCACATCGACAGACGCTACCCAGCGCCATGTCTCTGCCGCGATTCCAGTTACTTCCACCTTCAAGGCATCGTTCGTATCATCCGCTGTGATACTGATGCTGGTGCTGGCGGCCTCATCTGTGCCGATGGTATTCACCGTGCCGACGAGCGAGGTGGTCGCCGAGACATTCTTAATAGAAAACTGGCGGATGTAGCTTGCTGCTGCGCTACCGTCGCTCTTAATACCAGCGATATTGATTGTGCCTGTGAGGTATTTGCCGCTTGGGATCGTGAGGCGGGTGCTGCTACCGTCGAGGAATAGCTCGGTGGCGGTGTCGTT